ATCTGTGGCAGCAGCAGACCCTGAAAGGATGCGTCAAGATATGATTATTTCACTTAGACAAATCATGATTTATGATGGGGAAGGCTCAAATGCATCCGCAAGAGTTGCGGCAGCAAAACAATTAGCCACTATGCTCGGACTTGAAGCACCCTCTAAATCTGAAACCAAAGTTGAATTCATGGGAGGTGTGATGGTTACACCAGCCACAATGACTGTGGATGATTGGTCAGCTCATGCTATTGACTCACAGAGTAAATTGCATAAACAATTGGAATCATCGATATGAACCTCCAAAACCTATCAGACGAAGAATACTTCAAACGCTTTGTCACTACTGTGATATCAAAAGACTTTGTGATTCTTTTAGACTCCTTAATCACCACAACCCAACTCACCTATACTAAGAAACAAGCTCTCGCTAGATTCAGGGATGATGGCACAATGGATTCAATAATCTTAGGTAAATTTGATAAGGTATTGCTCTCTGAAGTAATTGAGATTCTCGCAATATTTAATCTAGGCTTACGCTTCATACCTGTGAATAAAGAAGACTACTGTGAACAAGATATCATGAGTATTCATTGATGAATGAGCCAAATGAAGAATTAAATGAGTTACTTGATTTAGATATCCATAAATGTTTCCTCAATTTAGATACAAAAGATGAAACATTATTTAAATTAAAATATGAATTAGAACTAATAGACGAATATTTACTTGGTGGCGATTGGGATGAGTGAGAGTAAAATTATATTACCTGCGGGATATAAAAAGGTATGGGAACCCATCGCGGAATCTCAAAAATTAGCATTAAGTTGTCCTGCGCAAATTATATTATTACAGGGAACAAGAGCATCGGGTAAGACCGATGTGAGTTTAATGCGTTTTAGACGTTTTGTGGGCATTGGATATGGTGAATTCTGGCGTGGAATCGTATATGACGTATCATATCGAGCATTAGATGATATCGTGAATAGAGCCAAGAGATGGTTCTCTCGATTCAATGATGGTTCAAAGTTCTACGCATCTAAATCCGATTATAAGTATGTGTGGAAAACAGGAGAAGAATTATTATTCCGCTCTATTTCCACTAAAGAGGATTATGAGAATTCATTGCATGGACAAGAGTTGTGTCTCCACATAGATGAACTTGTGGACATAGAGGATAAAGGATTAATCCCTATTCGTGGTGTAGAAGAAGGTGATAAAATCCTAACCCCCTCAGGCTATAAATCAATCACAAAAGTATTCCCTATCCGTAAGAAGTCATGTAACCTTGTGTCAGTATATTCCCGTGAGGGCAATCTTATAGGGAAACAAATACAATCAACTGACCATCGTCTTCTAGGTGTTAAAGGCACATGGGATAAAACTGCACAAAAACACCCTGTGGCATTAATGACCTCTAAATGGGGACAAATGAATTACCCCCACCCCTATGACACCCAACTTTTATTAAAGTCAAATTGTAACTTTGAAATAGGATATATTGAATTTGAGCCAATCGAAGATAGATTGCATACCATCGATATTACTGTGGCTGATGTAAACTGTTATGTCAATCCACTCACACGAACTGTGTCAAAAAATTGCTTCATTTCTCCAAATGAGTTAACTAAACATCCAACTTCAGAAGTATTTGATTTGGTATTATCAACAAATCGTTCTTCATTTATACCAGAGGACTACCCCCTACCCAATGGGGAATTATTACCACAAATCCCATTAACTGTATTGGCTACCACAAATAGTTCTGGTATTGGTCGTAACTGGGTTAAAAAAAGATTCATTGATAAAGGGGAGCGAGGTGAAATAGTTAAAGTTCCAATCGAGATTTTTAATCCTCGAACACAAGAACAAGAGATTATTTATCGGACACAAACCCATATTTTTAGTTCGTATAAAGAAAATACAAAGCTAACACCTGAGTATATTGCTCAATTAGAATCTATTGAAGACCCGATTCGTAGGGCACAATGGCTACTTGGTTCATGGGATAATGATGGTGAAGGTGGTCGTTTTGATTATATTTGGGAAAGTAAGGTTCACGTTATTGAGCCATTTGATATTCCAAAAGCATGGAAAATAGACCGTTCATTCGATTATGGTAGTTCTGCTCCATTTAGCGTACTGTGGTTTGCTGAATCCGATGGTTGCGATATTATTCTTCGTAATGGTAAAACTCGCTCAACGATTAAAGGGGACATCTTCTTAATTCATGAATGGGCAGGATGTGACCCTAAAGACAACAATAAGGGTCTTAGAATGCTTGCAACAGATATTGCCAAGGGAATTGTTGAGCGTGAACTCATGTGGGGCATATATGACCGTTGTGTAGCTGGTAATGCTGATAATGCTATCTGGAATGTGGATAATGGAAACTGTATTGCTGCTGATATGCAAAAACCAGTAACCATTGGCAATAAAGTATATCAAGGTGTGACTTGGACTCGCTCAGATAAATCATCGGGAAGCCGTATTGCTGGATGGGAGCGTATTTCTGAATACTTAGTAAATGCAAAAGTAACTGAAGCAAAACCATTTCGTGAAAAAGCGGGATTGTTTATTTTTAATACTTGTGATAATTTAATTGAGGTATTTCCTTATCTGCAGAGAGATGATAAGAACCTTGATGATATCGAAACTAAACGTCAAAATGACCATTGTGCTGATGCATTACGTTATAAGATTTATGGTTTAAAAACAGGAAGTCGAAGTGGTAAAACCAAAGGACTATAATTTATCAAACACCTAAACACCATCTATCAACAATTAAAATCAAGTGCTACTAGGAGAGGTATTCCCTTTAGATTAACCAAACTACAATTATATGGATTGGATTACCCTACCGTGTGTCCCATATTATGTATCCCCCTCAAATGGAATAAAGGTAAAGCCTATGATAACTCCTATAGCTTTGATAGAATTGATAATAATGGTGCGTATGAAATAGGGAATATTGTTGTGGTATCTAATCGTGCTAATAGGCTTAAGGGTAATGCAACGGTTGAAGAATTAGTTAAGATTGCGGAGTTCTATAAAAATATTGACAATTTAAAATAAGGCATTATAATTAATCATAACACGGCTCTGAGTCACGAGAGTTCTTTAAGTTTATCGTACTGACAGCTTGGAAAGACAGCACTATGAATAAAACAATATGGTTTTGTCACGATGATAACGTGCGCTAAGAGAGCCTAATCAACTACACCATGTTGTTTTATTGATAGTACGCGCATAGCGCACCGGTAATGGCACGACGCTCAGAAATAGGAGACTTGGGATTGGCTGAAAGTATGCCAACAAATACTGAGATTACTATCAAATTTCCTTAGCCTATCGGGAATTAAATAAGATAGGAGCGCATCGAACCAGCTTATGCGTAGTAAGTGGACTGGTGACTGCTGGAAAGACAGCAACTATCAAATCCCCTCAAATATCTAATCAAATCCTTGACAAAACCCACTAACTTGTGGTAATGTGTTCTTTTCTAACCACCTTATACTAACCTAAAGGTAAAATAATAATGGCTTTAAAAGAATTCTTACAAGAAGTTAAGTCGCTAAATAGCGATGCTGGTATTCAATTGACCAATGCGGATACCCGTACTGTGATTGATAATGTGTTCAAAGCATTAACTGCTCAGACATCAATTCGTATTCCAAATTTTGGTGCATTCAAATTGAAAACTCGCGCTGCTCGTGCTGCAAGAGTAGGTCGTAACCCTTCTACAGGTGAAGCATTGAATATCGCAGCTAAACCAGCGACACAATTTCTCGCATTCAAGCAAGCTAAGTAATAAAACTATAGTGAGGACGTAATGGCAGAAGATTTAGAAAATAGAATCGCGGAATTAGAAGGAATCATTAAACGTCTATCTGCGGTAGAAGTCAAGAAACCCTCACTGTGGGATAAAGTAAAATATAAATTATCCGAACAAGGAACTCAACGAGGACTTATGTTATTAATTCCTATGTTGCTGATTTCTTGGTTTGGTATTGAAAAAGATACAGCCGTTGAAATTGTCACAGGTGTGATTGCTTTAGCTTCTGCTCATGACATAGTTACTGAAGGATAAAAATTTATGAGTATTAGTTCTACACATCCACTTTATGATGAAGCAATTCCCGATTACACTTTAATGCGGGATTGTTATAAAGGCGAGAAACAGGTTAAAAGTAAAAGTGAGACGTATCTACCTCCAACGGGCGGTCAAACACTTGATGGTATGGGTATTGGTCAAGATGGGCGCACTGCATATAACGCTTATAAGCAACGAGCTGTCTACCACAACTTTGTACATGATGCTGTTGAATCTTATTTAGGTCTTCTCCACTATAAACCCACTCAAATATCACTTCCTCCAGAAATGGAATTTTTGCGCGATAAAGCAAGTATTAATGGTGATAATATTGACCATTTATTACGGAGGATTCATGCGCAACAATTTATTACTGGGCGTGTTGGCTTATTGCTTGACATTGATACTAGTGGCTCTGGCAACCCATATATTGCTATATACGATGCAGAGCATATTACTAATTGGGATGAAGGCTCTGATAATGTCGGGTTCAATGCTCTAAATCTTGTGGTACTAGATGAGTCCACATGGGTAAGACGCGACTTCTCATGGTTTGAAGAATTTAGATATCGTGTTCTTTCATTAGGTGATTTAGTTCTTAATGAAGAAGATTACACAACAAGCGAATACTCACAAGCTGTTGTGATTATGGGTGAAAATGGGGTCATGATTGACCGTGCGCTATACACACCTAAGTATCGTGGTCAAACATTAAATGAAATTCCATTTGTATTTATCAATACAAAAGATATTGCCGCTAAACCTGATATCCCACCATTACTCGGATTAGCTAATCTATCGATTGCAATCTATCGTGCTGAAGCGGATTATCGTCATACACTCTATATGCAAGGTCAAGATACACTTGTGGTAGTAGGTGGCTCTAATGACCAAGACCAAGCGACTCGTGTGGGTGCAGGTGCTAAAATTGATGTAGATATGGGCGGTGATGCCAAGTTCATTGGTGTGTCTTCTTCTGGTCTTGCTGAGATGCGTCAAGCTCTACAAAACGACAAAGAAGCCGCTGTGACTAAAGCTGGTCAGTTAATGAACAGCAATAGCAAACAAGAGTCAGGTGACGCACTTAAGATTCGTATGGCGGCTCAAACAGCAAGTTTGAATCAAGTAGCTGTGACTGCGGCATATGGCTTAGAACAATTGCTTAAAAAGTTAGCACGTTGGATGAATGTGGATGAAACTCAAGTTAAGGTTATCCCGAATTTACAATTCGCGGATAAGAATATGACTGGTCAAGACTTTGCGCAACTTGTGGCTGCAAAACAAACTGGTTTACTTCCTATCTCGGATGCAGCGTTACATGAAATCTTAAAATCTCAAAATCTAACTAAAATGGATTATGAGCAAGAACGCAAACAAATAGATAGTGAAGATTTAGCTCCACCAATCCAAGTTCAACCTGTTAAACAACCGACCACTACTGTGACAGTAAATGGTCAAGAAGACGATATGACTGACAATGGTGTTAGTCCAACACAAGGCTAATGTTAGCCGAACCTTAGAGGATTTTTAAAGATGGCTTTAAAATACGAATTAACGAGTTTAGACGAAATTGATGCATCACTTCATGATTTATATACATCTGTTGATGATGGTTCAAAATATGTACTTGATGTTGAAGGTGTGAAACCTTTAACTGAATTCAATACTGTGTATTCTGCTCTGCAAAAAGAGCGTAATGATGCAAAGACAATCAAGCAGAAATTGTCTTTATTTGGTGAACTAGAACCCGAATCTGTGCAACAACAGTTAGCACGAATTAAAGAATTAGAAGCCGCATCTGAAGGTAAAATTGATGATGCCAAATTAGAACAAATGGTTGCCGCTCGATTAAATGCGAAGCTACAACCTGTGATTAGTGAGAAAGAGCTATTGCTCTCTAAAACAAAAGAATATGAAGAACAATTAAATCGTTATCAAACGATTGAGCGTCAACGTAGAATGAATGATGAGTTCACGAGTAAAATCAGAGCCGCTAAAATTGATTCACGTTTTGAAGAAACTGTGATGCTTAAAGCGGAAAGATTGTTTGTGGAAACTGATGATGGTAAGTTCTTGACCAAAGACGATTATCTTCCATTTGAAGCGTGGTTAGCACAGCAACAGCAAGTGACAGCATTCTGGTGGGGTGAATCTCAAGGTGGAGGTTCTAAAGGCTCTGGTGGTACTACACGAGTCGATAATCCATTTGCGTCAGGTAATATGACTGAGCAAGCAAAACTCATGTCTGAAAATCCAGCCTTAGCACAACAATTAGCTAAAGCCGCAGGTAGTAAATTAGTTTTTTAAAATATGCTTGACAGGTCTTAGGATGTATGAAATAATCAGCCATAGTTTATTTTTTGTGGCAATAAAATTTAAATTTTTCATCTCGTAGGTTCTCCTCTTGGTTTCTAGCATGAACCTCTCCATCATGCTAGGAATCTCTTAAACGATTTAAGTTAGATTGTTTAATAGATTCTTTGTTCATTTTGTGTTTCTCCTCTCTGCTTACCTCTGCCCTAGTGGATTATCTTCTAGGGTATTTTTTTATCAAAACTCTTGACAATTAAGCATTTTTAGTGTAACTTACCATTATAAATCTACATGGGTAGGTTAACAGAATATAATAATTTCACACATGGGTGCAGAAATGAAATACACTAAAAACATTATTCAAAAGGATTATTTACAATGGCAACAGCTACACAACTTTCGGCATTAGTCGTACCTCAGTTATTCACACAGTACACACAACTTGCAACTGAAGCAAAATCAAAATTGATTCAATCTGGTGCAATTGCTCGTAGTGCTTATTTAGAC